TGGGAGGCAGTTGGATCTCTTCCCTGTCAGCGGCCATGGGGTAGATCCGGTCGAGCTCTTTGCTGCTCTCTGGCGGGTACCAATCTATGGCTCCAGTTTTTTGGTAGGTTTTTAGCTTTTGCTCAAAGGCCAGCACCGCCTTGACGATCTCTTTCTGGGTGTCGTAGTGCGGTGCGAACAGGAACACGCGCAGCTCGATGCCCTGATACAGCACGGCAACAGCGCCCCACTTGTGCCCCGTCACCAGCATCTGGCCTTGTAACTGAATCGGGCCACGCGCCAGGTGCGGCACTTCCTCGGGCATGGTCTTGGTCAGCTTTGCCTCCAGCACGCCGGGCCCGTCAAGCACGATTGAGTCTTGGCCAACCACAAAGATCCCTTTGTCTGGGTCTGGAAAGATCTCCTGCCCGGTGCCGTGGCCAACGCCATCCAGGCTGCACGACAGCGGAATGCTGCTGTGCGTGTAGGCCTGGCCAATCTGGGTGTCGTAGTCGGTGATGCCCAGCCGCATGGCTGCTTGCTGCAAGATCACCGGCTCAAGCGTATTGCCCCAGCCCATGGCCTCATTGCCAATGTCTGGCCGCTCCTTGCCATCGATGGCATTGATGCTGTATTGCAGCTCATCATTCGGGGTGCTGTACCGGCTGAACCCGAGCAAGCCGGGCAACCGGCTGGCGCTCATTTGTTTGTCATCTGTTAATTTGCCTGCCATTTTTTACTCCTGTAATTTGTAAACACGCACCACCCTGGCATGCGCTTGGGGATGGACGGCCTCTGTGTAGCCGACCGACTTGAACTGCTTGGTGCGAAAGACCGCGCCCAAGACAGATGGATGGACACCCGGCGGCACCTCGATGATGGAGCGGATGTCGTTGATTGAGACCTCACCGCGCTGGGTGCAGACCAGCACGGCCAGCGCCCGGCAGCGCTCAAGAAACTGATGGTCTTGCTGCTCAAAGATGTCGAGCTGGCGCTCGCGCATGGCACGGCCAGCGGTGAGATCAGCTTTCACGACTTCTCCTCATTCAGATATGCCTTCAAGCGCTTGATTCGCTGCTTTTGGCAGGCGACCATTGCCTGGGCATATTCCACCCCAGCCTCTGCCCTCAACAGATCATGCTCTGCGTGAAGTAATTCGTGCGCGGCAGTCTGTGCTGGCGGCAGCATCTTGAGGGTTGACCGAAATTCAGTCCACATGTACTTGAACATCATTTCACCAGCACATCAAAGTAGGCCAACAGCAGGATCACTCCTGTGCCGACTAAAAAGATAGCGCCGCAGAGGCTGATCAACAAAGATCGGGCTTGATCCATGTTCTGCTGAGTAAAGTAGGTCTGTTTCATTTTGCTTTCTCCTTAGTTGAGGTTGAGGCGTTTCAGAAGGTTGGAGGCCTGTGTTGGCCCCCAGGTCACATTGCCACGGGGCGTGGCTACACCGCGAGCCTCAAGGGCTGCGGCAATGTCTCTCAGGGTGCTGGCACCAGACCGGGCGATGATGTCGCGCACGATTGGGCCAACACGGTCAGCGTACTTGTCGGCTTTGACCTTGATCACTTGCACGCCGATGGCCGAGCCAATCTCAGGTGTCGGGCATCCCAGCGTGCGGCCCTTGGCCTTGACTTGGGCCAGCGCTGACTTGGTGCGCTCGGAGATTTTGCGTGCCTCCCACTCAGCGAACACGGCCATCATCTGCAAGAAGGTGCGGTCAGCCTCGGGCATGTCGGCGCAGACAAAGGGCACGCCAGACTCAAGCAGGCCAGAGATGAAGTGAACATTGCGAGCCAGGCGATCCAGCTTGGCGATCACCAGCATGGCCTTGGCCTTCTTGGCGGTGGCCATGGCGGCAGCGAGCTGCTCGCGGTCATTCTTGCGGCCAGACTCGACCTCGGTGAACTCGGCAACCAGCTCGGCAGCGCCGATGTGCTTGGCCACGGCTGCACGCTGGGCATCGAGGCCAAGGCCAGATTGGCCCTGGCGGTCGGTTGAAACGCGGTAGTAGGCGACGAATTTGCTGGTGTTGGGTGTCATGTTCAGATCCCCTTACTTAGCCAGCTTGCGGTAAAGAGCTTGAGCTTCTTCGCTCAGATCGTCGACATAAGCATCAAAGCGTCCGAGCAGCTCATCTCCAGAAAGATCGTCGGCAAGTATGTTGTACAAGCTCCAAAGCTGGGCACCAGCATCATTGATCTTGCTGGCTTCGTGAAGGCGGTCTGCAATGTGGGTCATGTTGAACTCCTTTAGGCGTTATCTGCCTGTTGAACATGATCGCAGTGTATATCGCTTTGGTAGGCTGTGCAAGTCTTTTTATTAGGACTTACCCTTAGATCGCAAGAAAGTTGCAGATGGCCTGCCTGCAAGCATATCTGGGTGATATACACTGAGCGCATGGAAACACCTACACCCAAACTCAAGCCCTTCCTGATGCGCCTGCACCCGCAGACGCGCCAACTGCTGGACACCGCCGCTGCCGACCAGCACCGCAGCGTTTCGTCCATCATTGACCAGTGCGTCAGAGACCAGCTCCAGCCCCGCTACGGCGAGCTCACTCCCCGACTTCAGCGGTTCCTGTCTGGCGTGAGGCAACCATGACCCACGCAGACGCAGTGCGCATCCTGGACATGTCCAAGGATGGCGTGGAGTACCCGACACCTGTCATTGTTGAGGCGCTGGCCATGTGCGGTGATGCCGACCATGCCACCCAGATCCCATGCTCCGAGATGGAAGAGTTTGTTGAGGCATTGCGGCAGTCTGGTGCGCTATGAGCGAGACCATCCTTGCCCTTGACCTGGGCACCACCACCGGCTGGGCATGCAGGCAGATGACCGGCCCTGTCGTGCATGGGTGGTCGAGCTTTAAGCCTGGCCGCTATGAGGGTGGCGGCATGCGCTACTTGCGGTTCAAGCAGTGGCTGACCGAGCTCAAGGGCACGCTGGGCGGTGAGCTCCACGCTGTGTACTTTGAGGAGGTCAGGCGGCATGCCAGCACCGACTCAGCGCATGTCTACGGCGGCTTGCTGGCCACCCTGACAGCCTGGTGCGAGCACCACAAGATCCCGTACCAAGGCGTGCCGGTTGGCACGATCAAAAAGCACGCCACGGGCAAGGGCAACGCTGGCAAGGATGAGATGGTCAAGGCCATGCAGGCCAAGGGCCACCCGGTAACTGATGACAACGAGGCAGACGCTTTGGCGATCCTGCATTGGAGCTTGGAGCAACACGCATGACAACCATTCTCACCTTCTTTGTGCTGGTCAGCCTGGGCTCGGGCCTGACATTGCTGGCCATTTACTGCCTGATCAAGCTGTGCGAGGTCAAATGAGCCGCGCACCTGTTTACGGCGAGCTGCAAATTGCAGCGATCCCGAGTGAGGTCAGAACAATTTGGCATACCCGTCATGAGGAGCTGCCAGAGCTGCCGAGGCAGGGTTGGTCATGGCAGCATGAAGACAACCTAGACCAGGTTGAGTGCCGGGAGCTGTTGACCAAGATCCTGATAGACGCGCCACTGACCGAGCGGCAGGAGATTGTGATCAGGCTGCTGGTTGTTGAAGAGTTGACCCTTGTAGAGGTTGGCCAGCAGTTGTCTATATCTGGCCAGCGCGTGCGCCAGATCTACAAACAAGCCATGCGCAGGCTGCGCAGATACCAGATGGGCATTACCGGCATATCGGTTTACGAGCTGGACTGCGAAGTGATGACATGGAATCATTGGAAATGGAAAAAGTCATGCATGTAAGCTATGTCAAGCTTTACCGTGATGATGACGGGGTGGTCAGGGATAGCCAATCGGCCAATGGGGAGTTTCGCAACTTGCACCACCAGATCGAGCTGCTCAAGAACGCGCTTGAGATCGAGATGCAGTCGGTCGCCGACCTCCGCGAGCTGCTTGACCAGGTCAGGCGCATGGCGCTGGAGCTCAATGAGCAACTGACCAAGGGCAATGACTGACATGATCTGCCCCGTATGCAAGGCCTGGGTCGAGGTCAAGGAGACCCGTCAGCGCCCCGACAACAGCATCTACAGGCGCTATGAGTGCGCCAACATTCACAGGTTTGTGACCACCGAGGCGGTGACCCGAGTCATCAAGGCCAAGGCACCCAAGCCCCAATGAAACTCTTAAAGAGGCAGTTCAAGGTATGGTATCCAAAGTTCAAGGGGCCAATCGAGCCCGACATGACCATCATGCTGATGGCCTGCGCACGGGAGCTGCTGACTACATGGGAGGCGCTCAGAGACAAGGAGCTGATCACCCGGCACCTAGCCAGCATGGACAAGCGCTACGGGCCCGGAGCAGAGCAGCGGGTGCGCGACTACATGCATGAAATCAAGAAAACCGAAAGAGGTATATGAATGAGCTGGCTTTATTCGCAGGCGCTGGTGGAGGAATTATCGGGGGACACCTCCTCGGATGGCGAACAGTCTGCGCCGTTGAGTGGGAGCCCTACCCAGCAAGCGTACTGTGCGCCCGACAGAATGACGGTCTTCTCCCGCCTTTCCCGATTTGGGATGATGTTCA